TGGCTGGGTCAGTTCCGCAGACTCCTCGTCCGTCATGAGCACCTCCTCGCCACCTATCGAGCCTTCTTCTATCTCGCTTGCCTCTGGATCTCACTCAGACGGTGTTTATGAAACACGCTCTAGTTCTTTTCCAACGCTCTCCATACTTGAGTTCCCTACTTCTTCACTTCTTTGCATCCGGTCTCTTCAGTTCCGGTTGCCGTCTGAATCAGGCTCTTATCGTAGAAGCAGGAAGTCTCGTTGCTGTTGAGACATTGAACTAGGGCCGCACACAGAGAAGGCGCAGTGAATGGCACTCCGCTCTTGCCGTAAACCGACACTTTATAGGTGCCACCGCACCCGCTCAGGAGCAAAACACATCCAAGCAACAATTTCCGTTTCATCTTTCCTCGCTTTCATCTCAAAAGGAGTTCAAGCATGTAATCCCTAATAAAAAGAGGGTCGAGGCGGTTACCTCGGCCCTCCGCTATCACTCTTCCAGCGTTTAGACTTCTGCGGCCTTTTCCTCGGCGTCGGCCGCTTGCTCCTCGGCATCGGCCTTCGCCCTTTTCGCGGTTTGCAGGTTGTCGTTTTTCGGACCCCTGTAGTCGAACTCCTCGCCCTTCTTGCGGTAGCCCCCATCCACAAAGCAGTCCACGAGCGCTTTGACGATCATCGTCGATCCCTCTTTTCCCGCGCGGAGCGATGCAGCCCCGGAGATGCCGCGCGACATCTCCGGGCGGATTCAGGTTCAGGTTTAGGCGACGACGAAGCCGATCGGCGTCGGCACGTTGCGCTGGATGGTGTTGCTCACGAAGGCGTCGAACGCGCCCGCCGTCAGCACCGCGGTGGCAATGCGCCAGCTGATGCGCCAGTACTGCAGCATGCCAGGCGGCGGCTGCACGGCCAGCATCACCGTCCCCGCAAGCAGGGCGGCTTTGCCGATCACGGGGCCCGCGACTACGTCCACCCAGGTAGCATTGTCCGAAGAGTCCTGCAGCACGGCCTGCACCGTCGCAGCGCCTGCAGACGTCACCGCCGTCGAGCAGAGCGCCTGCACCCATAGGTTTTCCTGCGTCTGTCCGGCATCGCCCAGCACCGAGTTCGCAAACGTGATCTCGTTTGTGCTGGCGTTATCGCCAATCGCGGTGACCGCCTGCGCTTCGGCGAACACCAATTGAGAATCAAGCATTCCCATATCATTCCTCGCTTCTGCGGCCGTCGCCGGCCGCGGTGAGTCAGTCGTTTCCCTGGCTGTGAACGGTTCTTACGAGACGGCCGCTTCAGTCGACAGGAGCTGATCGACGGTAAGCACCGGCGTGCTGAAGAACTTCAGCTGGGCGCCTTTGATCCCCGTTCCGGTTCCCGCCACGCTGCCCGCGCTGACATTGCCGAACTGATTGCCGGCCTGTTCCATCGTCAGGCCGTAGATCGTCTTCTGCACCGCGGCCACGCTTAGCATTTCCTTCACCGTGCGGTTGGCCAGGAAGAACGCCGTGCCCATGCCCATGGAGGGAATGCGCGCGAACGCTCTCATCATCAGGTACGGCAGCCACGTCGCGGCCGTGTTCAGCTGCGTGCCGGTCTGAGCCACCAGGTCGCTGACATTGATGTTGCAGATCCGGACCGCGTAACGCCAGTCCTTCACGTGCAACCCGTACTTCCACTGGTAGAGCTCGGCGTATGCGCGGAAGCGGTGGTTGCTCGAATCGAAAGCGTCGATCACGCCCAGGTCTTCCTGCACCAGGCCGGCCTTCGAGCCCTTCGGATAGATGCCCGTGACCGTGTTCTCGCCGGTCACGATCAGCCACACCGAGGTGTTGTTCGAAGATGCCCCGCCCGCGCTGATGACGTTCTGCCCGTTCGTGGCTCCGGAGATGGCGTTGTACCGCGGCGTCAGCCCCAGGACGCCATCCTTGTTCGTGCTGGTGTTGCCGTAGATCATCTGCTGCGCGAACAGCTCGTTCATCGCCTCGACGAAGGCCAGGCCCTCCGACATCCGGAACGCGGCGGCGTTGCCGTTCAGGTCGGCGAGGTCTTTATCGATCTCGTTGCGGCCTTCCTGCATTGCGCACACATCTTCGATGGTGTCGCGTCCGGACTGCGACGGCGCAACGCCCTTGTAGAAGCGGCGCAGCGTCACTGTGGGCAGCCCTGCGCGCACCACGCCCTTGTGGCCGGTCGGCAGGTTGCCCTCGATAAAGTTCAGGTACTGAATCACTTCGTTCGACTGGTTCAGCAGCTCGGCCACCACGGCGACCTTACCCTGCGGATCGAACGACTTTGCGACATCAATGAGAGTCGGCATTCTCGCTTATCCTTTCTGTGTCGTTTTGTCATAGAGGACGCTGGTCGGGTTCAGCTTGCCGGTACCGCTCGGGCTGCCCCCCACAAACTTGTCCTCGCTGATCGCCTTGCCGGCGCGGAACAATAACCGGATGACCTCCGGATGATTGCCCAGGCCGGTTTCATCCAGCAGCGAGCGCAGTTCCGGCGACCCGAAGCTCTCGAGCGCCTTGCGAGCCACGCCAAGGTTTTCGGCCAGCTTCTCTCCACCGAACTCTTTGTCGGCGGAGGAGGTATCCAGCCATTCCTTGTGGATCGCCTGCACCTGATCGACCTGCCGCGCGGCGAGTGCCGGCGCCATCTTCTCGATCAGTTTCTGCGCCGCATCCTGCGTGAGACCGGCCTCTTTGGCCGCGCCGGAGAAGCTCGCCACAATCTCGGGATCGTATTCCGTGCCTTCCGGAGCCTTGAAGCTGTAAGCCTCAGGGACTACGGGAGTCGCGGGCGTCTCCGTCGTCGTGGCAGCTGCCGCCGTCGTCTCAGCGGCCGCGGCCGGCTGAGTCTCCGTAGTCTGCGTCTGCTGGGTTGTGTCCGTTGCAATGCCGGCCGGTGCCAGCAGCGTCGCGGACGCCTCTGGAGAGGCGCTGGCGTCAGTTGGATTGGTCGCCGTTGCTGTCTCTGTCATCTTGTCGCTCCTTCACCATGACCGGATATAACTCCGGACACAGTTTCATCACTTCGTTTAACAACTGGTTGCCGAGGTTCCGGTTGCCTTCGTTGAAGGCCATCTTCATGGCGTTCGTGTCGAAGGAAAGCCGGAACGGCCCGGAAAGATCGAGCAGCCGCCACACAAAGCGGCGTCCGCGCGGCGAGCTCATCAGCCACTTCAGGTCGCCGATCTCCTGCTGGCGCAGAACCCGCTTGCGCGCCTCGATCTCCTGCTTGTCCTGCTGCTGGCCGGAGAGATCGGTGGGATCGTAGCTGCGCGTCACTTCGCCTTGCCGTACAGCATCTCGGCTGCACGTCCAAAGAGGTCCGCATTCAGGCCGTCGATCTGCATGTCGGTGATCTGCAGATCCATGCTGGCCTGTGAGCCGTCGCCTTCGGTCGCGCTCTCGCGCGTAGCCGCTACCGTGGCCTTGGCGACGATGGTCACTTCGGTGCCGACTGCGGGCAGCGTCTTCACGCCCAGCTTGTCGAGCGAATCGTCATTGAGGCAGATGCTCAGCCCCCAGGGATACTTCGGCGCGTCGCTGGCCGTTGGGTTGACCATCTGCTGCGCTTCCTGCGGAGTGTTCTCCATGTTGATCAGGCTTGTCATGTGTTCTCCTCTGCTTGCGTTCGGATCCCTACTTGAAAAAGGCCTGATTCTCGATCACGGCTGTCTTCGTCATATCGGCTGCCCAATAGGGCGGCTCTTTCATCGTCAGCGCGTAATAGTTCGTCGCGCCCTCCGTGATGTCGACGAGTTCGCCGTGAGCAGCCTGAGTGGCCATGGTCTGCGCCATCGAGAATTGGATATCTCCTTCGGCCGGCCACAACGTGAGCTCGGGATCGCCATGCGCCGTGATCGAAGAGAACTGCAGCTTCATCACACATTCGCTGTACGGGCTCGTGCCCTTGATAGCCGCACGATTGCAGATCACGTTGATAACGGACTGCATGCCCACTCGTCCGCCGCCGCGATTCTTACGCCACGCCGTCAAGGCGAGCAGAAACTGATCCGCGCTTGTCATCATGAATCCCTCCTTCATTGCTCAAAATGCTTCTGAGGCATCGATCGAGACTCGGAACAGCGTTACGGTTTCTTTGCTATACATGCTGTAAACTGCATCGATCCACCGGTAAGCTGACTGATGTTCGCACCAGTCAGCGTGATGTAGACGGTTAAGTCGCCCGTGCCACCGTTGTAATAGAGCGGGTTTGCGGTTGACTGTAGAGCCTGAAATCCCGTCGTAACCATGAGATTCTGGTTGGCCGTGAATTCATTGGGCAGCGAGTTGACAGCATCTCCAAGAGACGCCGTGGCAGCGGTCAGCCCTGATGCTGCAAATGCCGTGGTCACAGAGAAGCCCCACTTGACTACACTTTCACCCGCTGTCATGTGCTGAATTGGGATGACGGCGGTAGCTCCGCTGTAGTTACTCGTCGCTGTCGGATTCAAAATAGCCGTCGTGATCGGGATGGGAATGCAGTCGTCACCAAAAGCTGCTCCAATCGCCTCATGATATGCAAGAGCGTAGTGACCATAGGTATATGAATTTCCCAAGGTCGTATAATGCTGCCCATCAGGAGATAGAGTAGCGTTAAATCCTTCCGCTGCTGTTGGGACTGCATTGTTTGGCTGCATTGCCAATTGCTGTACTGGATCAAGGCCAAACTGCCAGAGCGCGGCGACGTGATTGGTGGCGGCTTCACCTGAGTTAAAATTACTCAAGAGAGTAGAGTTAAACAGCTCTCGCTGTGTTTCGTGGGCAGCCGTCATCTGTCCATTGGAATTAAGGAAGCCGAGAACACATGGACGTTGATATCGCGTCCATTCAAGCAAACACATATTTTCGGCGTTACCTTCGGCAGTAGTCCCTGAAGTACCTGCGTTAATGTCGTTCACTCCGACATTACTCATGAACACCGATAAAGATGGATCGTTATCCATTACTGGAAAAATCCATGCAGAAAGACCGCTGCCCACAATAGTACCCACTGTCATACCTTGCACAGAAGGATTGGCATAAGTCACATTGCCCGAGGCTTGCGCCCCTAGGAATGGAATTGAACCTTGCCTATTATTACCTGTACCCACGCTCTGCTGCATCGAATCGCAGCAGTTTACAATCTGAGCATTAAAGGGACCGTGGTATATATAAATTCCATTTTGGTTAAGCGCGTTCTCGATGTTCTTGGAATAGATGAGCATCTGTGCGTTGCTTGGAATATTAGTGCTTGGAAGAGTTCCGAACGCGAATAGATCGAACGTCGCGGAGTATCCAAAGGTAGGTGTAGGCTGAGAAGTTCCAATCATCCCTGCGCCTGACCAAGCTGGAGCGATACCCGCTGTACCAACGTTGCAAAGCGGAAAACCGTCTATAAGAAAAGTAGGTGCTGTCGTGGTGGAATTGGTGATCCAAATAATATGGTTACGGCCCTGAAGCGGATAGCAGGAACGGGCGTATGTGGTTGCGCCTTTGACAAGATTTATGGTGTCTTCAGACGGAATATATGTAAGAGAATCGTTGCTCGCGTCTGACAAGATTTGAAGAGACGCAGTCGAACCTGTGTCGTGGTAATCCATGCCTTGCAACTCATGGACATTGATTCCTAGCATCATCGCACCCCAGCCTGCCGTAGCCGCTGCCGGGAGAGCAACTTGATACGCCGGAACCGTGGAGGTAGGCGCGAATGAAATCAAGCCGTTGGAAAGTCGAACTGGAGTATATGGCGAAGTACCCGGAGTACCGTTATTGCCACTAGAAGAAAGGTCTGTAAATGCAGCGGCAAGGTTTGCCGCGCCGGGCGTAAAGAAAAACGTCTGCCACGGTGCAGTTAGAACGCTCGACAGCGATGCAAGATTGGCCTGCACTTGTGCTGGAGTCCCACCGCCGCCGGAATTCACCCAGCCGCAGGGATAGCCCGCCTGCCGCGACGCGGTCCACACCGTTCCGGTCAGGTCATCGTTGTACAGCCGGTACTTCGAGCAGTCCGGAACATACGTCTGCGTCGAAGGTGCCCCGTTTCCATGCACCGGGAGAAAACCCTGCTGTGCGAAGGTGGGAACTGCTACGCAGAACAGTGCGAGCGCGATAAGGATAGCCTTCATTTACTGAACCTCCGTCGGAGCGGGTGATTGATATCCGCTGAACATGCTCATGATGTCAGAGCCCGGCGCGTTGCCTGGCCCACTCTGTGTAGCCTGGCTCGCCTGCCCAAAGTTCTTCGCCGCGGCGCTTGCCTGCTGCGCGGCCGCGATCTTCGCCTGCGCCGCTTGCGCCTGCGCCCGCGTCTGCCGGATCATTGCCACCTGGGCGTTGGCCAGCACCAGCTTCGGATCGACGCCGAGCATGTCGCTGTACGCGTCCGCCCACGCGTCCGAATCGAACTTGTCCAGCACGTCCGGCTTCATCTGCGCCACCGTTCCCAGGCTTCCCACGAACCGGTCGACGCTGTTGGTCCCGATCGCGCGCTGGGCCTGCGCCAGCATGGAGATAAACTCGACATTTAGGTCCATGCCTGCAAGCTCGGGGGGAGCCGGCGGCAGCGCGCCCATTTGCATCATGTGCGTAAAGGTCGTTTCGATCAGTGGAAACAGCAGCTCGTTATTCAGCCGCTCCAGCACCGGGCCCATCATCAGCATCTTTTCTTCCTGGCGCTCGGCTACTTCCGTCGCAGTCATCTGCGGGTTGGTCGAGTTAGCCAGCATCATGAAGATGTCCGAGAAGAAACTCCGCTGGATGCGCTGGCGCACATCCTGAATATCCTCGAGCAGCTCGCCGAGGTTGAGATTCACATCGAAGGCCGTCTCGATCTTGGCGCTGGTGCCCCCGTCCACAAACGTGATGCCGCCCGGGAGGCGCTCCACATCGCGATTCTTCAGGCTGGAAGGTACCTGCAGCGGCGGGTTCGTCTGGTAGTCGATGCCCTGCGCCTTGCGCAGCTGCTCGTGCTGCAGCTGCTTGATATCGCCAAGCGCTTCCATTCCCGGCGAGTTGCCGTAGATATCGCCGCCGGCGACGGCCCAGCGCGGAACCACTGCGGGAAACTGCTTGAAGCCGCTCTCGCGCAGACATTTGTCCGACTCGCCGGAGAGCTCGAAGTACCAGCTGCCCCACTCCATGTTGCGCGCGTCGCGCTTCGACGGATCGCGGTCCGAGCGCGGCTCGATCGCGTGGATGATGGGAACCCACGCACCCAGCTGCCCGGTGCCATACAGCGACTGGACTGTCGTTGAGCAGTTCTCCAGCCCGAATTCCGTCACCATCTCGCTGACCGTCTTCTCGAATTCGCGATAGAGCGTGTTGACGTTGTCCTGCCAGTCGGTTGCGATCGCGTACTCGCCGATGGTCAGCGGGTAGTGATGAATCACAGTGTTGAAGTCCGGCAGCACGATCGAGGCTCCCGTGCCGAACGCGCCCATCTCCTCGTAGACCTGCTGCAGCGCGCGATAGGTATTCGACTTCTGAAACACCGCGTGCATCCTCTGCGCCACATCCGCCAGCCACAGCTTTACCGGCTGCGCATTGTTCAGCGCCGGATCGTGTGTGCCCAGACGAAACCACGGCCGCGCCGGGCTGGTCGCACCGGCCATCAGGCCCGCGCCCAGCGTGCGCAGCGCGCGGATCCCGGTGTTGTCGTAGATCTGGTTGCTGCGCCGGGTGCCCTTGTCGCGATCCTGGCGGAAATACCGCCCCGACCACGGCAGCACATAGGTCGAAATCTCCTGCCAGTGTCCCCACCAGCTGGCGCGCTCGGTGCGCAGTTGTCCCCAGCGCATCAGCAGCTTCTGCCGCATTGAATTGAAATTGTCAGGCACTATTCGTCCTCGCGTCGTCCGCTGAATTCTCGTAACGTTCGAGCCTCTCCGTAAAGGCTCGAACGTCCTGAAGGTATGTTTCGAGCCACCGCTCGAGGATGGATTGCGCCGCTAGTTCGGAGTACCCAGCTCCGATAACTACCCGATGAAATCGTTCGCGCAGCTGATCGCGATCGAATAACGGCGCAACGTGATCGCTCAGCTCACCACAACTCTCGAACTCTTCACCGGCCTTGCGAAGTGTGCCGTCGAAGTGATCCCTGATCGCTCTAACACGCATAGCGCTAGCTGCCGAGCAGCGTGCTCTTTCCGAGATTCAGGCCGCCCGTCACGCCTGTAGGTCCGGTGAGCATGGTGCTGCTCAATCCGGCATTGCCCATCGTCGCGGCGCGCGCCAGGATAGACGCCACGTTCGGCGTCTGCTGGTTGGCCGCATTCTGCGCGACTTCACTGTTACGCTGCGTCGAGAGCGAGTTAGCCTCGGCCGTCTGCTGCGCCGTGTTCTGCTGCGCCAGCGCCTTCTTCTGCGCGCCCTGCTGCTGCTGGCCGTTGTAGATGCCGTAGGCGGCGCCACCTGCCGCCGCGGTGGCCCCGACAAGTGCTGCAACCGTCGAAAGGGTAATCGCTCCAGACATAGTCGTCCTTCCGTGGTTACTCGTTGATGTTGTGTGCGGCCTGCGCTTCTTTCCGCGCAGCCGATCCGTGCTTGCCAGCCAGCGCGGCCCGCATCTTGGCCGCTGGTATCTTCTGATCGAGCGGGACGCCAAGCGCGCGATGCAGCCTTCCTTTGTGGCTCTTCTTAAACGCTCCCTGCGCCCAGCGATCGACAACCTTCTTAGCTTTGCTCGCCATTGGTCACTCTCCCGTGATGACAACCCGGTTAGCGTTCTGCCGCCGGCTCAGCAGGTCCGAAGCCTGGTCGGTAAACTCGGCCTCGGCTTCCTCCACCGTTTTCGCCTGCGTCGGAAACAGCATGGTGATGATCACCGGCGACCGCGACACGAACACCTGCTTGCGTCCAGCACTGGCGGAGATCACGTTGTAACCCTCGAGCTCCAGCCATTCCTCGCCTGCCAGCACCCTGGCCGAACCGACAACGATGACCACCGTTGCTCGCTTCATCAGCGCGCCAGTCAGCAACACGTCCTGCGGAATGACGATCGTCCGCGCATACATCCCGGCGTGGATCAGATGGTCCGTTGGCACATCGACCGGCTCACGCCCCATCAGAGGCTTCTCGAGCGCGCCGATCTTCTCCAGGAGGTCGGGAGGCGTCGCCGGCAGCGTCGCCTCCCGTATCACCAGGTCACTCATTGCAGGCTTACTGTTTCTCGCTCAGCTGCTTCTCAAGCGCCTCGGTCTTCGCGGCCTGACCCTGCTGGTAAGGCATCCACTCCGCGTATTGCGACGACGGCCGCTCACCTTCACCCTGATACAGGAACACTGAGGTGCAGCTCGATGCCACGCCATTCGAGTCAAATACGGCGAGGTTCACGCAGGTATCCGACCACACGTGGCACACGATCGCAGCGTTGGTTGTCTCATTCGAACCGCTGTCGGCTTGAAAGGGAGGGTGATACCAGACTATGCGTCCGATTGTCGGCTTAATCATTTCTGTCTCCTTACGGTTGTGGAACTGGCTAAGGTTTAAGGCTCGCTACGCCAGGCTCTTCGTGAACACGTGGTTCGTGAGGAGGTACTTATCACCCAGGAGAAGAAACAACCGCTCCAGCCGGCTCTCCGACTTCGCGCTGTACAGGATCGCTCCGCATCCAGCAGATCGCGCATGCGCTTCCACAGCATTCATCAACAGAATGCCGATCCCCGCGCCTCGAGCTTCGCGTGTCGCGAACAGGCTCTCCACCGTAGCGAACCTGCGCCCGTAATGAGGCAGCGGAGCTATCAGCAGAAACGCCAGCCCGCAAAGCCTACCTTCCAGACGCGCGCTGAAGCATTGTCCAACCCTCAGCGCCTCGAGGCTCTCGTACGCCGACCTGCTCGGAGCCGTCGCGCCCAGGAGCGGGTTCGCGCATTCCGGCTCGTACTCCGCCAACAAGGCCGCGCACTCCGAGTCGTCGAAGACCTCAGCCACGCTGCACGCTCTGACATTCACTTCACTCATGAGTTCATCCCCGCATAAGGGTCGTACTGGTCCAGAGTCGCGCGCCGCGATCCCGGCACCGCGCCCTGCAGACGCTTCGGCGTATCCGGCAACGCAAACGTCAGCGCCAGGCCGTCACCGAGATCGGGCGACCGTCCCAGCCGCTTCTTCACCTGGTCTTTAGCTTCGATCTGGAACTTGCCGTTCGAGAAGAAGTAAGTAGGTGTGGTCAGCTCGGCCACCATCTCCGGGATATTCGGCAGACAGCCCGTCTTCACCCATTCCGCCATCTCCATCCACATCTGCGCCCGCATGTTCGCGTAGCGCGGATTCGCGCTCGGCGCCTCGAACCGGATCGCGTACACCGGCCGTCCCGCAGCCCGCAGCACATCCACCGCGCCGTGCGCCCAGCCGACCGTATCGTCGAAATACGCTTCCTCGGCTCCGAGCTCGTTCATCATGCTCATCGTGCGGTTCGCAATGTCCACGCTCACCGCGCTGCCCCGCGCGTGGCGCATAATCGCCGGCTGGAACGCCGCCAGTCCCTGCCGTGGGAAATGTACCGTGCGATCGTCACCGAAGCGCGCCACATCCACGCCCAGGCGCTTTACAGCCCATTCGTAGCTGCCTGCCGCCGGCGAACGATTCATCGCCGCTTCCACTTCCTCCACGCTCATCAGCGCATTGATCGAGCCTGGCGGAAACTCGCCCAGCACGTACGCCATCACCCACGGATTCTCACGCCCGTAAGCTGCAATCTGTTGCCGCGCCCACTCCAGGTCGACGCGCGGCGTGCGCTTCGGATTGTCCGGATCGGCGGTGATTGAGATCACCACCCACTTACCGTCTTTCCACGCGCCCCGCAGCCGCACCGAAGCCTCGTACAGCAGCCCCGTCTGGCTCGTCGTGTTGCCCGCGGTGATGATCAGACCGTCTTCGCAGCTCGACAATCCCTGCTCGGCCGAGCGCAGCATGTTCGGCGGAATATCTCCGCTCTCGTCGATCAGGTAGAACGGAAACCGCGAGTGCAGCCCTGAGAGCGTACGCCCGATCGTCTGGAGATCGGCAGTCTTCGGCCAGCTCGTCGCACTCAGGAACCACGTCTCCGCATGGTCCCGTGCAAAGATCCGCGAACCCGTCCACTCGAACGAGCGCAGCAGGAACGGACTCGCGTTCCTCCAGCGCGCCATCTCGGACCACAGGTTGCGCCGCAGGTTGTCGCCGGTAATCGAAACCGCAATCCCCTTCGGATGTTCACCCGGCGCGGCGTAGCACACCATCCGGTGCCACCCTACCCACGCCAGTACCGCTGTCTTGCCCGGGCCCGCGCAGGCCTTCATCGCCACGCGCTTGCGGCCCGGCTGTCCCAGCAGGTCGAGCACATCCGACTGCCACGCGTCCGGCTCTGCGCTAAACACATCCTGCACAAAACGGCGCGGATCGCGCCGCCACTCAGCTATGCGTTGAGTCGCTTGTACTGTCATTCGGCTTGCCGCACACCAGCTGCTCCAGCGTCACACGTACGTCATGCTCCACGCGGTCCGTGAAGAGCTTGAAGTACCGCCCCAGGCGCTCAAGATTCTGGCCTTTCTCAGCCATCTTGACCTTCTGGTTTCGCGTTACCGTTTTTTCCTTCTTAGTCGTGACCGTTGTCGTCTCATCCTCAACCGATCCAACCGCGGCCCGAGTGATGTCGTCGAGCAGATGCACGGGAATCCGGCTTCCGTCGGGGTAATACAGGTTTTTAGGGTCGTAAGTCGCGAGCTTCGTCAGCTCCTGAAGCACGCGTTCGGCCGATATCTCCAGCTTCTCCTGCTGACGCGAACGCCAGGCAGCGACGGCCGCAGACACCTTAGCATTCTTTAGCAAACGGGCGGCTGCGACGTGAGCGCTGCTCTCCGGGAAGCCGGCGGCAATCGCAGCACGTGTGCCGTTGCCGTCCTTGATGTATTCCCCGTAGAAGATCGCCTGTCTCGGATTCAGCTTGTCGCTCATCGCCTCACCACTCCAGCTCGCCTTGCACCTCACCGGCCGCCGCGCGTTCCTCCCTGCGCTCCGCCCGCACCTCAGCTCGCGAGGCCTTCAGCCCTCCAGACCGCCGCGGGATCGATTCCAGCAACGCTCGCCGGATGGCCGCCTCGACCCACTCCGCGTTCTTCTCCCACATCTCGGCGACCTGCGCGATCGGCAGGCCGCCCGCAAACTGCATCGCCGCAACCTCGCCCGCCGCCGTATCGGCATCCAGGTCTGGCTGCGGCTGTCCCTGCATGAACTAGAACCCGTGCGACTGTTCCAGCTGCAGCCATTGACCGTAGTTCAGATCAACGTGCGATACCAATGCTGCATTCATGGAATCGCGCGTTGCCGGCGTCCACAACTGGCTGATCGTCTTCAGCTTTGCCGCCCGGGCATTGGCGGTCGCTGCGACGGTAGAAGCTGGCTGAGCGCTGGAAACATAGCTGTCGATGATATGGAGTAATCCATCGAGCGCCGAAAGAATGGTCGTCGCTTTCTGCTGTGACGATGGATCGCTGATATGAGCTGCGGCAAGCAGCGCCTGATCACCTTGCGTCACAATCGAATCTACGAGTGAAGTGATCTGCGCCCAAAGGCTGGTATTCGGATTAGCCAGGTAATTCGTGCAAAGCACGCTAAGCTGCTTTAGTCCCGCCTGAATGATCGGATTCCCGATCGCGATGATTGGTGCGATCGCCGGATCGAGTGCCGAAACAAATACAGACACCGCAGCTTCTGCGGATTCAATTGCAGGAAGCTCTGAATTGATCAGGGTTACAGCCTTCTGCACTGTAGCCGCCGTGCATCCGGTAACGCTCACCGAGATAAGCAACACACAGAGCGCCACAGCACCGAGCTTCGAAGTCGAGGACGTTCCTGTCGACGAGCTCACTGGCGAACTTGGAAGTCCAGGATCTTGAGCCAGCAATGCAGTCAGGCCGCTGACGATCGCAATCCCGGTAAGCACCCATTTTGCCGGGCCATAGTTTGAGCTGATTGCACCGAAGACGATACCGGCCACAGCGAGCATACCTGCGGTCGATGTCTTCCAGTGAATAAATACGCGGTTCACGATTGCGCTGAACATAATCACCTTTCTTAGGGCGTGGGTTTGTTGGAATCAGGCCTGATCCGCTGGAGCAAACCGAGCGTTTCGAGAATCCCCAGCACGATGAAGGCGCCAGTCGCTATGCCCTCATCCGTACCCATGCGCAGCTTCACGTCGCCGAGCTGCGCACGAATCTCTTTGTCGTTCTCATCCACTTCATGCAGCAGCTGCCGGATCTCCATCACCTGCACATCGGTGTTGTGCATGTGATCGTCCTGCTGCTGATCCTTCATGTTCTTCGCCGGCAGCACGATGTCCTGCGCAGATACAATGCGCATCCACATCACGCCCGCGACGAGAACACAAAAACCGATAGCCAGAGAGCGCCGCCAGATATCGAACATCCTTCGCCGGCGAAGAGCCGCAGCTATCTCTCGAATAGTTTTCATCTCTTGGGCGGCCGCTCCTTGGGATAAACACGAAGAGCGAGATCGCCGCGGACATTCGCCGAGGAAGTGTAGGCCTCGACGCGAGCGGCTGCTCGCTCAATGAAGTCTTCCGTAGCCAGGTGCTTTCCCGTTCTCGGACAGGTGCGCGTTAAGCGCATCTCTTCCGACATCCCGGCTGTTTTGGATTTGCCAAACAATCCTGCTATCGCCTGGGCGTCTCTTTCAGTGAGCGAAGTCGAAGAAAAGCGAGCCTCATTGATGCGAGCATGGATGGCATTACCGCTTATTCGATACGCGATATGCTTGCCGGTTAAAGCATCGAATAACCGCTCGAAACGGCCATCCAAAACGAGCCGCTCGCCCTTCTCGAAGCTGGTAGTGCGAATGATTCTCCAGCCGAGATTGGTATCGCCGACGTAGACGAGAAATTCTTTGCTCTTGCATCTGTGTTGAGCCATGTAGTCCACATGGCCTTGCGAGGAAGCTTCCAGCGGATAGCGCAAACGCGAGTATTCCCGAATTCGCTATCCACAACATACGCAGTGGATCCCAAAGATCGGGTGCGCCGCTTAGCGGAAACAATTTTTCTTGTGAACGAATGCAAACGTAAATGGCGCTGAATGCAGATGCAAGTGGAAAACCGGCAAATAGTACGAAAGGCATGGAACCTTATTTGCAAACATCAGCTGCTGTTCATCCCGACTCGAGCATCCGGCGATTGAGATCTCTCCCATCGATCGAGGCGCCAGCTGAGCGGCGTTGCCCAGTGCCCATGCAGCAGAAACTTGCGCACGGCCCACGGATATCGCATCGCATCCCGCACCTCGTCGTACTCGCGCCATGCGCCGATCATCGCCGCGGCCACCTCCGCGGGCGACATGCGTTCTCGCTCGCCATACAGCGAAATCGCCTTCACGATGGCTTTCTCCAGCCGCGCATCTGCGATGCCGCATTCCACGCACACGCTGTGCGCCGCATTCGCGAGCCTCAACGCCGGTGAAACTTCCGGAGACATCCCCTTCCCGCTTGCGGGGAGGGGTAGGGGAGAGGTTGTTTTGATGTCTTGTGTATTGCTTATATAAGGCTGTCCCTGTGGAGAGACAGTTTCGACGCCAGGAGAGACAGTTGCGTCTCTCCGAGAGACACTTTCGCAGCCGTTTTCCACAAATAAACTGTCTCTCTGAGAGACAGTTGCAGATCCGCGCACGCGACTCGAACTGTCTCTCACAGAGACAGTTTTCCCCTGAGACTTTCCCAGCACAGCTTGAACTTTATTGCGGAGTGCGGCCGCGATGGCAGCCGGGAAGATGTACGACGCGCGCTTGCGGTCGTATTGCGCGCCCAGGTGGGCAGCCAGGTCCTTCAGGTCGACGAGCTCGTACTCCGCTGCCTTGCCCGGCGCACCGTCGCGCGCTCGCAGCATACCGATCTCCTGCATGACCAGCAGCGATCGCCGCACAGTGTCCTTGCTGATCCCCGAGCTGTCAGCCATCTCGCGCAGGCTGAACCGCGCCGTCGTCTTGTAGCAATAGCGAGTGGCCTGAGCGTAGACGTGCGCCGGCATGGCCCCGATGATAGGCAGGAATGCATCGTAGAGCTCATTCTCCTGCCAGCAGTAGCCGGGCTTACGCTGATCGCGCAAGCCAATTTGATCGTTCTGTCCCAAGACCTCAAAATCCTTCCAGCGTCTCAGCGGCCAAATCGCCGTCCTTCAAACAGGTTTTGTTGTCGAGCTCCAGGCCGACCTGGTTAGCCACGGTGATCGGCGCAATGCTCGCCGGCGGCCGCCACGCGCCCGAAGCATGCGCAGTGCACATCGGGATACAGCCCTTCTTCGACATCCCGGCATGGATGCCCATAAGCTTCTGCCGTCGCGAATCGACATTCATCACGAGGCGCGTAGCCACGCGCGAGACGCCGGCAGCCTGGCATGGACTGCACAGCTTCGCCGATCCACCATCGGACCGCGGCACATCGGCGTTGATCACAAAGTCATGGGCTCTCTCGCTCGGCTTCACGCTGGATCCTCCGCGTCGGGATTCGCCGGCGCCTTCTTCTTTTGCACTTTGCCCGCGCGCACGTCGATCAGGTGCTGCAGCAGTTGCGGAAGCTCGTTGCGGATCGCCGTGATCGCTTCGTAGGGCTGCAGCTTGTCATCGATCCATACCGCAACATCCTTCGGCCGAACGACAAGCACGAGGCTGGCGCCGGCGTTCTTGCCGATCCATCCCGCCGCGCCCTCGAGCGAATGAGCGCTCGTCAGATCCCAGGATTTCTTCGCCATAACTAGAAGAGCAGCAGCTCCTCCGACGCCAGCGGTCTGCGCGGCTGCTCTCGCGGCGCGTCGATGTGCTTCCCGGCGATGCCTTCAATCACGCAATCGCAGAACTGCAGGATGCGAAACTCGCTTGCGCGGCACTGATCCCAATCGCCGGTATAGCCAGGACCGTCGCCGCGCGTCGGCGAATGAAAGCTCACCTGGCCTTGCGGCAGGTCGACATAGAGCACCCACGCCGGACGGCCGTCGAACGTCGTCGCCGGATCCTGCTTCCATCCGTAAGGAATGCCAAGCCCGTCGCGATGCTCGGCCAGCACCCTGCAGAGCTGCTGCATCGAAAATGCCTTCTTCTCATAAGCGAGGCCCCGGAAGCTTCCTTTACCGGCAACGCCGCCGCGATATTTCTTCGCTCGAGTACTCGACTTCTGAGCACGAATGAGATTCATCGCAAGCACGCCCATCGGCCCATGCGAGACGAGCTCGGCATAATAACCGCGCGTCACAGCTCCGTCAGAGCCATCGAAGACCTCGCGAGCTGTCATGCGTCCACCTCCGGAAACGCATTCCACTCGCGGCCATCGAGTAACCGGCCGGCGCGCTTCTTTCCAACGCGGATCGGATGGTCGGAGCAGTTGAGCTCAGTCGCGCCATCGATCTCCGGTCCTTCGCACATCGGCGGCAGCCAGTCTCCCCACTGCTTGAAGAAGAAGGGAATGTGCGATCGGATGCAGTAGTTGCGCGCAACCAGAAACCAATCCTCCTCCGGAGGCCGCGCGCCAGGCTGCGTCTCGCCCCCGCAGATAAACCACTTCAGGAATTCCCAGCCCTCCCACAACACGAACTCGAGCGCCGGCTCATAGCTCACGAACGTATTCCAGCCGGCCGCCGCGATATGCGCCATGGAGCCCACACGCTTGTCGGCCCACTCCTGATTCTCGACACTCGCGCCAAGCCAGATATTCGATGGAACATAACCTTGCTGCTCTTTTGCCGAGGAGGATTCCCCGGTGGTGAGCGAGATCCATTCGTCTCCATCGAGAGACGGCATCCAGTTCAACATGTAGCCGCGATCGCCAATCTGGACGACGGCGAGCCCGAAATGCCATTTAAGACGGCTGACGAAATCGAGCATGCGCTCGGTTCGCTTCGTCAGAATCTGAAAGGTGTGCGTCTTCTCCGGACCCGTCGCCAAATGCGAGTTCGCCATGATTGCGAAAATTACGAGCAGAGTCATGTCGCTTACGCTCTCGTGAAACAGGTCGCTCATCGAATTCACGAAGATGCGTCGCGATCGCTCCTCGCGTGAGCTACAAGTACAGGCAGCCTGCTTACCGAGCGCCGACTTGCCGCATCGCGGCTCGTGAAGCCGGACAGGCTTCCACTTCAGCGGATCCGCCAGATGCTCCGGCACAAGCCTCACCACGCCATTCCACTCATCCGTGCGCTCGCCGGCAGCATTGATGCGCACCAGGCCTTCGTAAGGCTGCCCCGGGCCGCTGAAGCGCCTGGCCACCTTGCTGGCATAGCAGTTCTTACAGCCAGGGCTCACAAGCGTGCAGCCGCGAATCGGATTCCACGTCGCATCGGTCCACTCGATGCCGGTCTTCGCGCTCATGCCGCGACCATATCGAGAACAAGCTTTACAGGATTCATAGAATCCTCCACCGCCACCGCCGCCACCGCCGCCCACGCCGCCGCCCGCGCCGCCGCCCGCGCCGCCGCCGCCGCCCGCGCCGCCGCCGCCGCCTCCACCGCCTCCGCCGCCGCCGCCGCCGCCGCCGCCGCCTCCACCGCCGCCTCCGC